AATTGATGTATGTCAGCATGTATACGACCTTTATAAACATAATTTTTTATAGATTCTAAAAATGTGTTTTTTAATTTGTCTAATTCTCTTGCACTTGCTATCGCTCGTAAAACAGGGTTTTTATGATTTTTTAAATAATTTTTTGTAAAAGAAGGTTTCTTTGTTTTTTCTGTTCTATCAAAATCATCAATGTTTAATTTTTCACAAACGCTTTCAATACTTTTTGCAGCCCATACCTCAGGATAAATACCAGTGTCATCATGTATTCTTTTTATGTAATGGTCGTAAGATTTTTTTAATTGATGTTCTAACTGTTCTACTTGCAGTTCACTTACTCTAACTCCTTTTATTTTCATTTCTAAAATACAAGGAAAAACTTTTTGTTCTAATTCTACAATTGATTCTAAATCTTGAAAAGATATTTCTTTTTTAAGTTCTTGCCAAAGAGCTAAAGTTATTTCTGCATCTTTTTCTGCATACTCACCTACATACATAGCAGGTAGTTTATACATTTCTGCTTTAGGGTCTATACCCCAATCTTTTGCAGCTTCTTGTAAAGCTGTTTCGTTTTTATTCATACCGGTATAATCATATGAAACAGAATTTAAATCATATCTAAATCTATTTTCATCAACTAAAGAAGTCATAATCATTGTATCAACAACTGTTCCGTGAACCGTGAGTCCTAGTCTATGAATCCAACACATATCATAAATAGCGTTGTGAAATATTTTATCTGCTTTTGTTTTTAAAACATCTTGAAACCAACCAAGAACTTTTTTTCTTTCCATGTTAGGACCTGATTCATGAGCAATTGGATAATAAGCTGACCAATCTTTTACAGCAATAGCTATACCAACAACACCTCCTTGTCCTCTCATTGAAGATGTGCCTTTTGTTTTTAAATCTGGATCTTTTGTTTCTAAGTCAATTGAAATTTCATCATACTTAGATAAATCAGGAAACTCATCTGGTGGAAACCATTCTGTTTGTGCTTTAAAAATTGGTTTTTGTATCATTTATTTATCCCCCATGAGTTTGATTTCTTTTTTATTTCTGCTTTCACTTCTTCAGGATAGTCTCTATCGATAGCCATGTCAATGTAATGTTTGGCTTTTAATAAATCTTCCTTTTGATTTTTTTGTTTGTGCCTGCATAAATATTTAATTGCGTTTCCTTCTGCAAATGGAATATTATTTCTGTTAATAAATTCTGATGGCTGAATAACCATCGATTTATAATGATCGCCGCCTACCTGTTTTTTATAAATTTTATCCTTCATCTTCTCCATAAATTTCTCTTTCCATTCTTTTTATAAATCTGTAAAATTCATCCTCTGACATAATTTTGTAATGGCGGAAAAGGGTTTTTGTATTCTGTAGGTAATTCTAATAAATATAAATCTTTTTTACATCTAGTAACTCCTACGTAACAAACCCTAAGTTCCTCATCCTCCTTTCTATCGTCACCCAACATATAAGCTTTTAAAGAAAAACCCCATTCAACACATAAAACTACTTTATCTGCTTCCATTCCTTTTACTCCATGAATAGTAGATAATATAATTTTAGTATCTAAGTTTTTATTTTGCTCCCAACACCTTAATAAATAATCATTAAAATCTTCTTTATCTATAAATAAAGCGTTAGGTTTTTTTGGTCCTTTAATTCTAGTTGTGTCAAAGAAAAAAATATCATACCACATTTTATCTAAAGGTGCATTAAAGTGATATTTGTTTTTTAATATTTCGTAAGAAAAAAGTTCACCAGTATATAGTTCTGGAGGAGCTGTGTCTTTATTTGACATAGCAGTTTTTTTTCTTTCTGAAATATATTTTGGTTTTATTTCTTTAACCATTTTGATATAATCGGTGCCTTTTATTAAATTACCTTCTTGTAAAGTGTGCCAAGATTCTATGATTTCTCTACATTTTTCAGGAAAAGAATTTTTAAGTTTTCCTCTGTCGTCTATGCTTTGTGATTTTTCTTTAAAAATTAAACCTTTGTGTTTTAAAAAATGTGCATATGCTTGACAATAGCTTTTTGCTCTTGCACAAAAAATAACATCAGAATCTACTTTTATTACATCATCTATTTCTTCTAAATCGTTTATGTATTCTATAGAACCTTCATCTTTAATTTTTGGGTCTATTCTTTTTTCACAAGTAAATTCATTACCTAACCTATGTTTTATATCGTTTCTAATACTTAAAGCAAAATCATAAATTTTACCTGGAAGTCTGTAAGATGTTTTTAAACGCGTAATGTTTTCTTTCTTGCAAGGCCATTTTTGAAATATTCTTACATCAGATCCCTTCCATCCAAATATAGCCTGATCATCATCACCCACTAAATATAACTCTTCTGTTTTTTGAGCTATTTTAGATATGACTTGCCATTCTAATTTTGAAAGATCCTGAACCTCATCAACTAATACTAATTTGTAACTAGGAAATTGTATGGTTGGGTATAAAGCTTTTAATAACATATCATCAAAATCAATAAAACCATTTTGACTTTTAAATTTTTCAAGATTACTATAAAAATAACTTAACTGTCCTGTATGTACATTTTTATATTTATCATTTTCACTTTCTCTAAAAAAGTCTAAGATTTTTTCTAAATCATTTTTATATTTTTTTCTTTTGTCAAAACCTATAGAATGTTGAGCTTTATTTATTATGTCATAATAAATACCCATTCTCTTATCTTCTTTTTCTGTCCATTGAGCAGGTTCTTCATCATTCCTGTCATATTTTTCGTCATCTAACATTACCCAATTATCTGGATCAGAAACCATTTTTTTTCTAAAAGATGTTTTTGCACTTGAATTTAAAATGTCTGGTTTACCTATTTTATTTAAACAAAACTTATGTATGGTTGTAATTGATTCAGCTTGTTTTTCAGTTAACAAACCTTTTTTTATAACTCTATTTTGTAATTCTTGTACAGTTGCTTTTGCAAAACCTATCAATAAAACTTGATCTAATTGTAAACCACCTTTAATATAATCAGCTAAAATTTCTAATATTTTTGTTGTCTTACCACAACCAGGACCACCTAATATTTTATATCTTCGTCTATAAAACTTATCTAACATTAAAATGCACTTTCTTTATCTTTATTTGTGTAGTCAGGGACTTCTTGTTGAGTTTCAGGTTCATTATCAAATTGTTCTTTGTTAAGAACATACACCCATCTTTTAACGCCTTCCTTTATATGAAATTTTTCTCTTGTAACACCATTTATTTTTTTTAACATTTGATGAGTAATGTCTCCTGTAATGCCCCATTCATCTGATTTTAAATATTTAAAAAAATCTCCAAACGTAAATTTAATTGTGCTTTCGTCTTCAAAAGGTCTACCTAATAATATTTTTTTCTTATCTTTAGTTACTCTTGTATTAAAACAAAAACTTTCCAAACTTGTTTTTAATCTAAATGCTGGCAAACTTTCCTCTGGAGCGTCTATTTCTGTAGCTTTTTCTTGTAATCCTCTAACTTGCATATCCCAATTTTTTGTTTTACCAGGAGTTTTACCTGTTTGTTCTGTTGCAGCTTCTCTAGCTAAATCTTGTCTAACTAATTCTTTTGAAGATAATCTTACTTCTTCTCCATTAAAACCAAGATACCAAATTTTAGGGTTAGACGTAACATAAGAAAGAGGTCCTAAAATTAATTCATTATTTAATGACCCGCTAATTCCAAATTTTCTTTTTATACATTCTTCTTTATTGCAAAAACTTTTTAACCAATCTTGATCACACCTATAAACGTAATCTTTTTTCTCTCTTGAACCAATAACATTGCTAACTTCACTAAAACTCATACCTTTGCCAGCAGGTTCAAAAAATTTTTTATTATAATCTAATGTTTTATCTTTCCATTCTTCAGGATATCTTTTTTTAATGTACCTAGTCATGTCTAATAAAACTTCATTTCTTTGACTTTTAGGAACACCAAAAGAAGCTAAAGCCTGCATACAAGGAGGGCCATCTTGAAACCAGTCTCCTGAATCTCCTTCGTCAATGTTTGATTTTAATTTTTTAAGTTGTTGGGGTGTTACTTTATTTCTTTCGTAGTGTTCAAAAAACTCTTCAAGAGAGGCTGAACTGCCGTCCTCCTTTATCATATAGCGAATTGTGTTTTTAGCATTGTGGTATGGTAAGTTAATCCAACTACCAGCTGAACCTTTTTCTAAATTTAAATATTTTTGAACAGGAAAAATTTTATCTGGTTTACAATCACCAAATATATTTTTTATAGTATGAAGTTTTTCTCTTAATAACAATGCCGGAACAGCTTCTGTTAAAAATATATAAATATGTATTCCGCCACTTTTAGATTTAAAAGGTATAAATGGCGCGTTTAAACTTTTAATTTTTTTGTATAATTCTTTTACGTCTGGTTTGTATTCATCTAAATCTATAGCACCCCACGTACAAGTGCTATCACTTCTTATAGGACATAAACCTAAGCTATCTGCTTTAATGGTTTTATTTTTTGTTTTTACTTCAAATTTTATTCCCTCTAAATGTGATTTCCACATTTCTATTGTGTGTGCATAAGAGGAAGTAAATGATGTACCAGATTTTTTACCATCTCCATTGCTGGAGTCCATTTGATGATAACCAAATCTTTCTTTTAAACCTGTAAATATCTCTCTAAACTTTTCTACCATAAATTAAAAGTGGGCAGTTCCACTCTCGCTTTCCTGCCCACTACCTAGGATTCGTTAGTATGGTGTATTACTTGTTTCTTCTGATCCATGTTTAGCTTGAACTTCACCTTTGTTTACTCGCTCAGCGAAGTTTTTAGCTATGTCATAGATAGATTTATCAGTAACAGGACCAACTTTAGTTACATCCCATCCAAACCATGTTCCTTTGTCATTAGACATTTGAACAGTCT